TTATCCGTTGAACGACGCTGAGATCGACCCGATCCGGAGATAAGCCACCATATCCAATGTTGTCATGACCATGATCATCAGCAGGAGGTTCGACGTCGGCAGGTTCGCAGTCTTTGAGACGACCTTCGTCCCGTTGATGTAGAAGTCGATCTGGCCGCTCGAAGGAGCGACGATCCGAAGGGTGAACCAGGAGGCCGCCGCGGCAACCCCTGTATCGGATGCCGAGAGCGTCGTACCGTCCTTGACCAAGGCGTAGATGTTCGATCCCACGGCCGAGGAATGACGGAACATGGCCAAGTGCCGACTCGCCGGGTTCTCGGTGTCGGTCGTGAACGCGGCGTCGGTGAGGCCGATCCACGTCCGGACGTTAGTCAGCGTCTCGAACTGAATCCGGCAGGTGATGTCGAAGAGCTGCGCCGGCGTCACGAGGAGTGAGGAGTTCTGGGAAAGAAGCTGCTCGGTGTTACCGGCCGTGGTGTTCGTGACCAAGCGGGCATAATGCGGGATGGTCGAGGAGAAGGTCATAGAGCCCGTTCCCGACGCCAGGAGATCAATGAGCGTCTGGTGCAGGACCGAACCCGTTGCCCGGGCCGCCGCCCACCTCCTATCGGCCATGACCGGAAGGACCTCCATCAGCTGAACGAGCCGCCCTTCCTGGCCGTTGTTGTCGAGTGCGTAGAGGCGGTTGTCGGACTTGAAATAGACCTTCCCCTTGCCGCTCGCGGGGGTCGCCGGCGTCGCGATCTCCGGAAGCGTCAGGGCCCCGGTGAGCTCTTGGCCGGCCAGGACGAGGTTCGTCCGATCGGACTCGAGGCTCAGGAAGTGCGTCCTGGCGGATGTCGCCCAGGTCCCCACGCCGCTCTCGATGATCCAGGCCGTCGCGCTCACGAGCCTTACGGTGACATAGGCGAAGGTCTCCCCCGCCACGTTATTGACGAGAGCGCCGCCGGCCGCCCCGCCGTTGATGGTGTCGGAGTCAGCGGCGTCGATCGTGACGTTGCCGGCGCCGAGCTTTACGATCCGGAACCAGCCGCCGATCTGCGGGGTATCGACGGACGGCAGATAGACGATCCGAGCCGACGCCGAGTTGATAATGACGGTCCGGCCGAAGTCCGCCGTCGTAAGCGTCGTGTCGGCCGCCGAGCCATCGAGGTAGTCGCCCTGGGAGACGTACTTGACCAGGTTAAGGAAATCGGATCGCTTGGTCGCGTTGCCGATCGTGACATCGGGTTTCGCCATGATACTCTCCTACCACCACACGCTTCGATTCGCGGTCGTCCAGTCGCCGGCGACAACCAGGCCGTCCTCATCACACCAGAACCCCTGGGAGCCTTTCTCCGCATCCGTCGCGGAGGCCCAGGCCGCCGCCGTATCGGAGCACCAGATCCCGACCTGTGCGGCCCCGCCCTTGAAGTTGTCGACGACGAGCTGGCAGCGAGCCGCGCCGAGCTCCTTTGAGATCGATATGATCTGGAAGAACTGGTCGACGATCGAGCCCGAGGCTCCGGGAGCAATAGCCTTGTTGATTTTCAGGATGTCTGAGGGCTTCCGGTCGAAGAGCTTGAGCCCGTTCACCGTCAGGCCCAGCTCGATCATCGGAATGTTCGTCAGATAGAGGATCCGCTGCTTGAGGTAGGTCGCCGAGGCCTCGTCAGTCAGCCACGTATAGAGCCGCTTATAGGCGGTCTCCTCGCCATCTACATAGCGGGCCCGGGAATTCGTACCCTCGACGACCTCGAAGGCATCGTCATCCCCTACGGTATCAAGGCCCTGCTGGTCGGCCGTCGCCGGCGTGGGATTGAAGTAGACCTGGACGCCGGCGAAAAGCTTCTCGGCCGGCGCCCTCTGCTCGAACTCCGCGATCTCCTGCGTCTCGATCACGGCATCCTCGGTGTAAAGCGGAGAAAAGGCGTCGAACGAGATCCGTCCGTCGAGCTCCTGGTAGACGATTCCGAGGACTGAGCGCTCGATCTCGTTGATATAGGTCGAGAGGTTCTTCCTGTTTCGAATGTACTTGCCCAGGACGTACTCACCGAGCGCAGACTTGGCCGCCGCAAAGGCCGCCGTGTTGAGCTGCGTCGAGGCGAGGCCCAGGATCTCGAGGAGAAGGAACCGGATGATGTCCGAGGCATTGGTCATGAGGTCCGTCGAGGTCTCCCCCGTGATATCGGAGAGGACGGCGCCCTGTGCCGTGCAGGAGATCTCGCCGGTCGGCGTATAGGACACGAACGTGAACTTGCAGTTGACGAGGTCCACGACGTAGCTCGACGCGCTCACCAGGACGCCGGCGTCGTAGACAGCCTCCACGGCCCTGAGCGTCTGATAGTCCGGATCGGCGATCGTCCACTCGGTCGCGTCGGCCGGCGCGGTGTTGGTACAGAGCGGCCGGATCCCGGTGACGCGGCCGAAGAGGAGCGGCAGGGGCTTGCCCCGTGCATCCTCCTTGACCCCGTCGCCGAAACAGGGATTGACCGGGACCTGGCGTGACAGGAGCTCGAGCCAGTTGACGGTGTCGAACCGGACCTTGGATGCGGCCCATTTCTCGTCCTTGACGTAGCCGGAGTAGATCGTGGCGTACTCCGTGAGCGGCAGATCCTCTCCCCCGTGGAGGATCTCGACGGCTGCATTCTTCCACGACCAGGTCGTCCAGATGTAGTCGAAGAACCTCTTTGAGTTCAGGAGCTCGAGTGCGAGGTCTCCGCAGGCAAGCCCCCCGCCGGTGAGGAAGTCCGATTCCTCAGAGTCGATCGTCCCGAGCGCGGAAGCATCGAGGAGCGGCTCGTAGTAGACGCCGTCGAAGATCTTCCCCTTTGCGTTCTTGCCGAGCCCCGAGGCGATGTGCAGCCTGAAGAAGGCGACGATATAGATCGACTCCCGGTCGGCCGCGAGGTCGTCCATGCAACGGATGTAGAGCTTCTTGGCCGTCGCGTCGTAATAGTAGCTTCCGGCAGCCGCGTCTACCGCAGCGCTCGAGACCTGGAGCATAAGCGGCGCCCCGTTCTGCTCGACTGCCGTGAGCGCCCTGTAGGTCGTCCCGTATGAGCCCATCGAGGGAAGGTCGTTCCAGTCGATCTCATAGGTATAGGTGAGGCTCGCCGTCTTCGTCCAGCCCCGCAGCTGCTCCTTCGGCGTGATGCGGAGAAGGAGGTCGCGTTGGCATCCCGGCGAGGATGCGACGAGGTCCTTATAGGTCGCGGGGCCGAGTTCCTCGAGGTAAGCGTCGTCGATGTAGAAGGACGACGAAGCGGCGGCCTTGTTGAACACGCCCCAGAGCATGTTGAGGTTATCGGGAGCAGCCGGCGTCTTGAAGATGAAGGAGTGCCGGACCCAGGCCCCAGCGCTGTCCAGGCCCCCCGAGTAGTCGTAGTCATAGGAACCGCCATTTGGCTGCCAGCTCCCATCGTCCTGAAGGTACTTGTTATACCCCCCGATCATGATCCTTGCGAACCCGGCGACAGTCTTGCCTGCGGCCGTCCGATACCACATCGTCGCACGATACCAGGTCGCGGGCTTGACGACCCGGATCTGATAGAGCTCGGCCCATCCGTTCGACGCATCGACGTCGCCGCGGATGCAGTACGCCCCAGAATGGACTACAGTGCCCTCACGGTTAAGGGTCGATGAGCCGGTCAGAAGCTTGATCCAATTGGTAGGGTTCGTCGCAGACGACCAGACTTCGAAGCCGCCATCGACAAGAAGGTTCGGCCCCGGCATCTACAGGACCTCCCTCATGGTGAGGGCCGCACTCCGCCGCTTCATGTAGATATAGCCGTACTCGGGGAGCTCCTCGAGCCGGACATACGCGGTGAGGTCGTGCGCGCCATCCGTCTCAATCTCGTTGCCGTAGTCGGCGATAACCCAGAGGTATTCCTTGAGCCCCACGGCTTTGACCAAATTCTCGATCTCGTCTGGGAGCACATTCGACCAACCGAACGTGTAGACGTGATAGGAGGACTTATCCTCGAAGGCTTCGGCGCCGTCGGTCGATTCCGAGATGACGGTCGGGTCGACGAGGCGTCGGGTGTGGGAGGAGAAGTTCCGTTCCGGAGACGGGGCGGTACCGATGTAGACCCGGCCGATCGAGATATAGCCGTCCGGGTTCGCGGGGTCGGCGAATGTGAACCTCCACCAGCGGAAGGTCTGGTTCGCGGTCCAGAGATAGAGGATATCCCTGGCGTTCCAGGTCATCGTGACATCTACGCTCGGCGCCGTCCAGACGTCGGTCGCATTGGCCTGGACATGGACCGTCGCGCCCGACGTCAGGTTGTGGCCGGTGATGATGGCCGCCAGGACCGCTTTGGCCGAGCCCAGGTCGAACTTCAGCCATTCCGACGTGCAGCCGGTCGCCCGCCAGGGCTTCGAACGCCAAGCGCTCTGGACGTTCGCGGCCGGGAGCGTTGCGACCGCCGAGTAGGCTGAGACAATACCGGAGTCCGCATAATTCGTGTAGCAGAAACGGATCATGCCTCACTCCTCACGAGCGTCCGGACGTTCATCCCGCCACGGCCGCGGCTCGAAAGCTTGCTGATCGACGGGAGCAGGGCTCGGCCGACCTGTTGGCTGTCGAGGTAGAGGTTGATGATGGCGGGGGACGTCGCCGCATCTGCGCCCCTGGCTGCCGCGGCTTCCCTCGCCGCGGCCGGGGCTGTGGCCTGCGCCATCTGGACAATCTGGATAAGCTTCTTTTCAGGAAGCACGTATTCGGTCCCGTGGCCGATCTCGGCAATCGTAGGCTTGGTGAAAACCCCGCCCTGCTCGAACTTCAGGATCTTCGAGAACAGGGCGTTGATGATGGCGAACGATCCAGCCGCGACGGGCAAAGCTATGAACCAGGGCATCGAGCCAAAGATGCTGGCCAAGGCTCCTGATTGAGCCTCGCTCTGCTTGGCCGTCTTGACGACCTTCGACTCCCAGATGTACTTGAGGACCATCGCCTCGATCCCGCTGATGGCCGATTTGACGAAGTTGGAGAAGACTTTGCCGACGTTGTCCACGACCGTCGCATTGGCGTCCCCGAAAGAAACGAGGCCGGCCGTCATCGATTGCATGGCCGCGTCCCAGACCGAGGCCATCCCCTCTGCCTCGGTCTTCGCGTCGGCCGTCCCAGTCTTGATACCTTCAAAGAGGCCCGGGACCTTCTCGGTGAAGTTCACGACCTGGCCGGTCATCCCGCCGATCATGTCGCCGAGGGAGCCCAGGTTGTCGTTGACGGGGGCAGATATCGACACAGAGCCGAGCATCCGGAGCCAGCGGATCTCCCGCTCGAGGGCCTCGTCTGACTCGGAGAGCTTGACGTTCAGATCCTTGGTTGCCTCCGTGTGCGATCGTGTCCCTTTCTCGGCCGCCGCCCAGCCATCCTTAAGGGCCTTCAGTTTCGCGACGGTCCCCGCCCGCTCCTTGTTCCATTCCGCCTCGAGCTCCTTGCCGTAGGCCCCCTCCCCGATAAGCTTAATGAGCGTCTCGTAGTTGTAGTTGTAGAGGGTCGCCAGGTTCCGGACGTACTCCTGCGTTCGGCCGGCCCGGGCCGTGATTAGGAAGAAGGTGTCTGCATAGACCTCATTCGTCTTCGCGTTTCGGGCAGCCCGCCCGTCGACGTCCTCAAGCTGCTGGTTGAGACCGGCCAGTTTGGCGACCAGATTGCCGACGGCCTGGGCCCCGGCCGAGATCGCCGGGAGGAAGGCATTCCCGAGCTTCTCCTTGGCGTCAGAGATCGTGTTCCTCATCTGGGCCAGGCTTCCCTCGGCCGTATTGGTCTGGGCCGTGGCCCGCTGGAAGAGCCCCTCGAGCTTCTCCATCAACGCGGCCCGCTTCTCCTCGAGCGGCAGGGTCTCATCGACCTTGATGCCATAGCGCTGAAGGGCCTGGAAGTTGCCCTCCATAGCCTTCGTAACCATCATCGCCGCCGAGTCGAGGTCGATCCCCAGGGCGGAGGCCAGGCCGATCGTGCTCCGTGTCGCCTTCTTGATCCCATCCTCGTCCAGGTCGGTCATCTGGGCCAGGAGCGTCTCGGTCTTCTTGATGGCCTCGTCGTCATAGATAGTCTTCCGCTGGAGCTCTGAGGCGTACGCGGAGAGATCTTCCGCCAGACCCGGGACGGTCCGTCCCGTGATCTCGAGCGCAGAGTTGAGCGCGGTGTCGACCCGCTCAGCCTCCATCGCAGCCTCGGCCACGCTGCGGAGTTGGTCCCCAACGAACCTGATGCTCGCCTTGATGACGTCCGCAGCCAGGGATGCAGCAGTGAAAGACGGGATCAGGCGCCCGGAGAGCTCCTGGCCGAAGGACTGGCCCTTGCCCCGTGCGCCCTCGGTTTCCTTGCCGAGCTTCTCCAAGGCCTGGTCGAACGTATCGATGCTCTTCTGCGCCCCGGTCGAGTCGACGGTGATGACATATCTGATGTCGCCGGTCGCCATATTAACCCTCCCGGTTTGCCTTTCCGGCCTTGGCCTTCTCCAGGCTCACGCGCTCAAACGTCTCATAGATGAGCCCCGCGGCTCGGACGAAGAACGATTTGGCCGGCCCCTTCAGCTCCTCCTCGAGGATGAACGGGCCGAGCGCGCCGGAGGCCAGGGTGAAGCCGTTGACGTTCTCCTGGTACCAGTTCCAGCACGCGATCTCGAACGCGCTCATCCTCTCCCCTGCCTCCTCCATCCGGCAGTTATCGCATCCCCCTGTGTCCTCCCCTACCTCGTGCCGGTGATCCTCCGGCCGGAGGAGCCGCGGCCAGGATCCCTCGTAGAGCTCGAGGTAGCGGATCAGTTTTTTAGGAAGTTCCCCTCGTTCTGGACGAACTCGAAGAGCGCGATCCCGAGCAAGACGCCGTCCGGGATAATCTCCTTGCCGGCCGCATCGCGCTTCGCCTTGATCGGGAGTGCGACGAGCTGCGGCAGGAGCTTGCCCTTTGTCGCGGCGTCGCACTCCCAGGGCGTCCCGTCGTCATGGGCAAGGTTCCAGGCTACGATCGCTTCGGCCAGAAAGACACGGACCTTGTCGCTCAGCTTCATCCAGCGGTGGTCGAGGGCGATCCGGTCCTTGGCCACGTACTCGACCTCGAACCGGAGCTCCCCTGCGGCGGTCTCGAACGTGACCTCCGCCGTGGGCTTGATCTCTTTCAGTTCCACGGCTCCTCCTTACGCCAGCAGCGACGTCGCCCGGGTGTTCATCAGGTCGGCATAGACGGGGAGCGTCAGGCCGGTCATGGCCGTGGGGGCGGCGTCCGCCTCGAGACCGCGGAGGATGACCTTGGCCGGAATGATCTTCGAGTCGGCGAATTCGACGTCCTCGATGACGAGCCGCGGCAGCTGGAACTTCTTGTAGTAGTAATAGGTCGAGGCGATCAGGGGACCGGTGATTACCACGTCGGCCTTGTACTCGCTCGCGGCCGCCCATGCGGCGAACCACGCGGCGTTGACCGCGTCCATCCGGGCGAACTCCATCGTGAGTTTCACCTTCGGCTTCGCGTTCTCGAGGGATTCGATGATGGCCTGGCTCCCGGCAACATGCTCCCCGTCGAAGGAGCGCTCGATCTCCAGATTGAACGCCTTGGGTTTAAGCACGTCCGTCGGTGTCGCGAGGCCGGCGCCCGCCTGAGCATTCATGCGAAAGACCGCCTGGTAGGCCTTCGCCCGATGGTGGGCGTTGGCCGGGACCGTGACCGAGGACATGGACGTGATCACGGAGGAGTTGTCGATGACCCGCGAGCCCCGGACCGAATAGCTCGACCGGATGAGTCCGTTGTTGAACGAGAAGGCGCCCTTCATGACCTTGATCGACGGCACGACGTGGATCTTCGTCCCCTTCTCCGTCGCGTAGGTCGCGAACAGGCCGGCGACCGAGTCCTTCAGGGACAGCGCGTGGAGATAGGCCGACGTCGCGGCCTGCTGCGCCGGTGCCGCGGTGGTCCCCATGAGAAGCGCGAGGAGGATATTCTCCAGGCCGTCATAGCGATCGTCGAAGTCGAGCTGAAAGTCTGAGGGGTTGATGTTGCCGACATCCAGGTTCTTCGCGTGCGCCGTGGCCGACTCGTCCTCGAGCATGGCCACCCCGAGCTTCGGGACGCCCGGGTTCAGGACATAGATCCCGTTGCCGGCGCCGTTGACGTCGACCTCGGTATCCCAAGTCGTGCCCTTCTTGATGGCTGTCTTATTCAGCCTGCTTTCCACATCGCCCATGTTGTCCTCCTGTTATTCCTCGCCGTCTGCCTTGCGGACGGTCTTCTTCGCCTTCACTTCCTCGGCGTCGCCATCCCGGATCCAGACCTTCGCGGCTTCGTCGGGGATCCCGAGAGCGGCCGTGTCGACGACGTCGCCTGGCTTCACGGTGATCCGATCCAGGTGCTGGGCCGACCCTCGCCATCTGATGACCATGTGCTCCTCCTATGCTCCGAACGGATCCCCGGCAACCTGGACCAGGAACCTCTGCTCGAAATAGCCGAAGCCAGCTGAAAGGTTCTCTCCCTCGTCCGTCAGGCTCGTGCCCAGGCGCACGTAGACCGTGAGCGTTCCCAGGGCCCCGACAGTCGCCCCGTCCCGGGCGTCCTTGTCGATGGCCTTGCGGATGTCGGCGATCGAGTGCTCCATCGCCTCGACGAGGTCCGTGTGGCTTTGGACGCTGCCCTTCACGATGACCTCGAACTCCTCGACATACTCCCCATTCGTCTCCTCGGGTTCCCGGCCCTGGCCGATGAAGACACCGTAGACCGGGAAGGCCACAGCCTCTCGGTCGCCGATGTGCCGGCGGACGACCATGCCGGGCTTCTTCCAGAAGTCGCTGCCGACGGTGATCGCCTTGAGGATCGCCACGAAGCGGTCAACGACCTGGAGGCGCAGGGGCTTCGTCGAGGGGGCCATGTCAGTTCACTCCCTCGCTGCCTGAGCCGGCCATCTCCTCGGCCTTCCGGAGGATCGCGGTGTCGAGCATCATCTCCGAGAGGACAGGGCGGCGTTCATCGATTACCCGGGAGAACCAGCGGGAGGCCGGAACCTTGACGTCGAGCTTCGACTTCTTCGTGAGGGCGATGCCGAGATACTTGTTACCGACGGCGTGATAGGTCTCCGCGGCACCGCGTTTTGCGGCTCCTCGAAGGCCCAGGCCACGGATCTCGGCGCGGAACTCCTTCCGGTACATGAACCAGGCCCATTTCCGCATCTTTGGGGTCACTGTGGGATGGGTCACGCCGCCCTCGTCCTGGATCTTGGCGTACTTCGACGAGACGCCGGAGGCCATGAGGTTCGTCCCCACCGAAGCCCTGTAGAACTCGCCGCTCAGATCAACGGCAAAGGAGACGCTCCGCGCGAGCTGGCCGGTCTTTTTGCCTGTGCCGCTCTTCTGGAGCTCCGCCGCCGAACGCTTGAGCTCCTTGACGGTCTCGGCTGCCCAGATGGAAAGCAGCTTCCTGGCCGCCTTCGGGATGGAGTGCAGCGTCAGCGTCTTTTTGAGCGCCCCGGTGAAGTCGGCTTGGAGCGTCGTCATATCCTGAACCTCCGGTACTTGGCCAGGATCTCCTCGACATCCTTGAGGAGGCCTCGCTCGATGCGCGACGTCGACCCGTCCGGGAAGGTGCGGGACGATTCTCCCCACTCCGATCCCTGGGTCTTCTTCCACTCGCGGGCGACCTGGATCGCACAGGCCAGCCGAATGTCGTTCGGAAGGGCCGTCTCTCCGGTCCCGGGGGTCACGCCCTGGACGACGAAGCCGGCCGTGAGCGTGGCCTTCACCGTCTTCGGCCCCTTGAGCCAGACCCCGTTCAGCTTCTCGAGCCTGGCCAGATAGCTCGGAGGCTCGCCGGCGTAGAGGACAAAGTCCTCGTCGATGCCCTCGGCGAGGAGATCGTCGTCCTCATAGAGTGAGGTGAGGACGCTCACCGGGCCGTTCGGCAGCCGGAGCGTCGGCTTGCCGGGCCCGTCGAAATAGACGTTCGTGTAGGTCGTCTTGGCCAGTGTCCGCCCGATGTGGGAGTTGAACCATTCCGACACGCTGTCGATAAGCGACTCGAGAAGCGCGTCATTCGAGGTGTCCGCGGCCGCCGCGAAGGTCGGCCCGAGGTAGGTCTTGAGCTGGTCGAGCGTGATGAGGGACGCGGCGGCGACGGACATCTATTTTCTCCCGCCCTTCTTCTTATTCGCCGGAGCGCCCTGTTCCATCTTGTTCTCAGGCGCGCCTTCTTCGGCATTCACCTCGGGTTCTGCGTCGACCTTCGGCGCGACGGCCCGGCGGTCTCCGAGGAGAACCTTGGCGATCGGTTCGGGCATCTCGACGACGTCGCCGGCTTTGAAGGATTCCGGACGGATCCCGTCCCGGCAGACTGTGTAATCGACCTTCAGTTGGATCTTCATTGTTTCCACCTTTGCCGATACGTGCTTGATCGGCTCTCTGTCGAAAATAGAGGCGGGGTCCCGTCTACCGAGACCCCGCCTCGTGTCCATTCGTTTCACCCGCGCCTATGCTCAGACGGTGGGCGCGTGACGCGGCGAGTGCTTCAGGATGATCGCGCCGCCGATCCCCGTGCCGGCGGTCGTGTCGACGCGGAGGTACCGCTTGCCGCCGATGTAGGAGAAGACCTTGACCTCGTTGTCCGTGGCCGCGAGGAGCGTGGGCTCGAGTCCGACCAGGTCGGCGTCCGGGACGGCCGCGGCGTCCGACAGCGCGGCATTGTCACCGTGCATCAGCTGGAACGGCATATCCACGGTGAGCGCGCCCGAGAAGCAGATGATGAGCGCGCCCTCATAGCCTTGGAGGTCGACGATGGCGTCCCCGGTCTTCGCGGCCGCGCCGAGCGAGGCCGGATTGATCGAGAGCGCCGGAACGACGTTGTGGTAGAGTTCTTTCATGGCTTGTCTCTCTCTTTCTCCCTCGCCCTTACGCCTTCAGGGTGAGGACCTTGACGGCCTCGGCCAGGACGACCTGGCCGCCGACCCGCTTCCGGGCCGAGATCTCGACGCAGCCCGTGGATTTCGAGGTGTAGGGATCGACCATGACCTCGATGATCACGCGGTCGACGACGATGTAGGCCTTCTTGAAGTCGCCGACGGCGACAGCCTTCGCGCTAGCGGCTTCCGCCGGCATGTCCGGGCACTCGATGTAGGGCCGGCCCAGGACCGTGGCCCCCGCACCGTCCTTGAGGCCGGGCTGCCACATGTAATCGCCGGTCGTCGCGTTCTTGAGGAGCGAGATGGCCAGCGTGGAGGTCCGCTTCCACAGCCAGTAGGCGTTGCGGGCGTAGGCCTCGGCGAGCGCGTAAAAGACCTGCTTGAGGTCGTCGGCCAGGATCTTGCCGCTCGTGGTCACGCCGGTGAAGCCGGTGACCGAGGCATTCATCAGGATGCCCTCGGGCTTGCCGACGGAGTTGCCCGTGACGAAAGCCGTCCCTTCGGCGACGCCGAACTGCTCGCGGAACTCCTCGTTGATGAAGCCCATGAGGTCGAACGCCGTGTCCTCGAGGTCCTGCTTCGAGACCTTCGCCAGGGCGTACATCTCATGCGTCGGGATCTCCTCGAGCCCGAGCTTCGGGTTGGTCGTCTCGGCGCGGGTGCCGATCTCGGACACCCAGGAGGCCGAGGCCGAGGAGGTCTTCTTGGGCCACAGCTTGGACTTCGCGGTGGTCGAGACGACCCGGGCAACCGACCGGATGGGCGAGTAATCGACGAGCCCCTTGATGAGTTCGTTGGTGAACTCGGGGATGGCGACGTAACCGCCGGTCGTGGAGTCGGCGACCGTCATGGTCTTCCTCTCCTCCGGGGTCAGGGCGTTGATGTCGCCCATCTTCCGGAGGAACTTCTCGAAGGCGGCCTTGGCCGCCCTCTTCTCGGTCGCCTCGGCGTCGATCGCCGGCATGACCGCGGCCGGGGCCTGGAGCTTGACCAGGGCGGCGGAGATCTCGTCCAGGCGGCCCTGGATCTTCGCCTGGTACGTGGTGAAGTCGCCGACGCTCACGCGGCCCTTGAGCAGTTCCTCGTTCTTCTGCTGGTAGCCGACGATGAGCTTGGTCTGCTCTTCGATGAGCTTTTTCAGTTCTTCGGGATCCATATGTCCCTCTCAGATGTGGAGTAAGCTCCTCGATTTCTCGAGCGAGCTGCGGACGGCCTTGCCGATCATGGCCAGGGCGTCCTTATCGAGCGGCTTCTTGGCGGCAGGAGTGGCCGGGGCCGGCTCCTCTCCAGGAAGTGCCTTTGACTTGACTTCCTCGATCTCGGCGTCGGGACAGGCCTGAAAGACGCAGGGAGAGCCCTCCCAGAGGTTGATCTCCTTGAGCGTCCGCACGCCCGTCTCGTTGTCGATCTCCTTCTTCACGACCGTGTACCCGATCGACAGGCCCACGACGGCGCCCTGGGCCATGAGCGAGCGAATCTCTCGGGCTCGCTGCACGTCGAGGTTCAGGCGTCCGGTGATGAAAAGCCCCTTCTCGTCCTCAACGCCCGTGGCGACGCCAATTGGCTCCATCCAGTCGTGGGACCAGAGAAGCGGGAACTGCTTCTTCTCCCGTAGGGTCTTCTTGAACGCTCCCCGCTTGACGACGTCACCGTAGGAGTCGACGACGTCGAAGACCGAGAGGTAGCCGCTGAACGTGCCGGCCTCGGTCTCCCCCTCGCCGAGGGTGTACTTGAACTCGATATTCTTGCGCTCGATCGTGATCTTCGGCTTCTCGGGCATATCGTTCCTCCTCTAGGCCTCTGGGACCACGGGATAGACGCTGCAGAGGCAGCCGCAGACGTTCTCCGCGCTTCCCTTCGGATCTCCGGGATACTCCAGATCCTCGCCGTCGACACTGAAGGTCCCGTCGAGCGGGACCTCCGTCCCGTCCTCCTCGACATGGGCCGGGCGGCTCGTCGGCAACTTCGAGCACAGCCAGCCCTTTTGCTCCACGAACTCAGTCTGTTTGTAGCCCTCCGTCTGGCCCCAGTTGTCCACTTTGGCCGACTCGGTCTTTGCCCAGAGCCGTGAGCGCCAGGGCGCAAAATCAGCGACCTTCTCGCCGATCCGCTGGGAGAACTCCGAGACGGTCCAGTTCTCCACGTGCGCTTGGTTGATAAGGTCGTTGATCGTCTTGAGGGTCGTCTCATTGACCTTCGTCCCAGACTTGAAGACCATGTCCTTGAGCTTGGCCTCCTGCTCGGAGGTCAGGTGGAAGAACCACGAGTCCGCCGGCGCATCCTCTTTCCGGAGAAGGCTCTTGAACTCGGCGTCGTCGAACATCTCGCCCTTGGAAGCCCGCATGCCGGCGTTGCCGGCCCGGATGAAGTGGTCGACGTACCAAGCCATGAAAGCTTGGCTGTACCGCTTGGCCTCGTCCTTGACGCTGAAGAGATCGGTCCCGTAGAGGGTATCGAGCGAGCCGAGCCTGGCGGCGCGCTGCCTGAGGCCCTCGGCCTGGGTCCTGATGTAGGACTTGGCGACCTGCTCGAAGCTCTTCTCGCGGGCCTTGACCCTGAGCTCGAACGACTGCCACAGCCGCTTCTTGCGCTCTGGGTCCGTCCAGAAGGACTTGTGGGCCGGCAGGGCGCCGAGGATCTTCTCCATCGGGCCGGCCAGGGCCTTGCCATCGTCCACGTCGTCGCCAGCCTCATCCGTACCGCTCCCGGCCCCGCTGGGCTCACCGTCCGCCCCGGCAGCAGGCTCGTCCTCAGCAGCCATCTCGAGCGGGATCCGGCCGATCGGGACGAGGATGACTTTCCCCGCCTTGCCGCCGACCGGTTCCAGGCCGAGCGCTACACGCTTCTCGTCTACCCGCATGACAGAGCAGTTCTCGATGTAGGCGTACTTCGCCGCCCGGTCCTCCTGGAGCGCCTCGATCTTGTCGCGGTCGATGTCGAGCCGTCGGTTCGGTCCGAACATCGGACAGAGCCAGGAGTTGAGATCGTCCCGAAACTCCTCCATGAGCGGCAGGACTGTCTCCAGATAGAGGCCTTTGCGGGCCTCCTGCTTGTTCGAGTAGGTGGCAAACTCGGCGTCACCGACGAGACAGGGGTCGATGTTGAAGACGGAACAGATGTCCCGTTTCGTGAGCTTCGTCGAGTTCAGCCAGTCGAGCTCCTTCGCGGTCATGGCGAAGGGGATCCATTTAAGCCCGCCGGAGAGCAGCAAAGGAGCGGCGGCGTTTTCGTAGCCCTGCCACTCGTCCTTCATCAGCTGGTTGAGTTCATTGAACTGGTCCCTGTTCAAGAACGTATCGGTCGAGAGCGCGCCCGGCGGCCTCATGTCGTTCTGGAGGACTCGCATGTTCCACTCAGCCGACATGTTGATCGTGTCGATCCCGTGCGAGGCGACCTCAAGAGGCGACAGGCCGTAGAAGTCGTGCGTTGGGTGGAAGAGCTTCGAGTGCATGACCTGGCCGAACTCGAAGTCCTGCTCCCTGCCGTTGAGCGTGTAGCGGTATCCCCCGACAAGCTGGCCGCCGGAGCCAGGCAGGATCTGCATCCGGTCGGGCCTGGCCAGCCACAGGGCAAGAGGCGGCTGACTCCCGATCCGGCCGGCGATGATGTATGAATTGCCGGAGAGCAGCATGTAGGCGAAGTGCTTGGTGATGAACCGCCGCTTGGCCTCGTTCTCGTTCGGCCTCATAAGGAGCGGCAGCACGCTCGGAGTCGCATCCTCTTTCTCGTCCTCGCCGTCGAACTCCTTCCATTCGATCCCCGCGGCGGCCCTGGTGATCTGGTTGACGCAGGCATAGGCAGTCATGCAGTTCTGGTATCCGGCCTTGGACAGCTCGTCGTAGCGGGCCGGTGTCCAGGCCGGTTGCTTTCCCAGGCCAAGGGCCGCCAGGATGAGGCGTGAGAGAGGGTTTTCGGTCCCGAAGCCGCGCGCCTTCCGACGGGGCAGATCGCCGAACAGAACGAAGCGGGCGCGGTCGATCATGTTCATGCCAATCTCCCGATGAGAGGAAGGGCAATCCTGGGGTTATGGAAGCAGAGCAGGAAGGCGTCCGCCTCGTCTGGGCTGCGGAATCCGCGGGCCTTGTAGTCGTCCTTGGACTCAACGGCCCGCCGACCCTTCTTATCAAGCGGCTTCGACTTCCGGTTGACGAGCTCCGCCTTCAGCCGGTCGGATGCCGCGCACGCGATCTCGTGGACAAGCTGCCCGACCTCGAACCACATCTCGGAGATCATGTTGGTGTACTTGTCGGGATCATTAGCCGCGGCCCCGAAGACGACCGGGACCACGTTGAATCCTTTGGCCTGAAGAATGTCCACGACGCCGCCGCCTACGCCCGTGTCGTCGATCTTGATGCGGATCGTCTTGTTCTGGCCGGCGAAGCGGGCGACCTCTTCGGCGATAAAGACCGTCCGAGCCTTCTCCGGCAGCTGGGGCGTGGCGATGATCTTCTTGTCGACGACCTTCAGCCCCTTGCGCCGGTACATGACCGTGTCGTCGGTCCCGCCCCTGGCCACGTCGACGCCGATCTCCTCCTGGCCAGTCGCGTCGAAATCGGGGGTGGCATCGTTACGGATCATCTGCTCGACCTGGGAGAGCTTGATAATCGAGTCGGCGCCGGCGTCACAGATCTCGCCCAGGACCTTGGTCTGGAAGAGGACTGATTCCTCACCCCATTCCTGCTTGCACTCCGCGATCCACTCCGGCCCGGCCATCTGGATGTTCATGGCCTCCGGTTCGGTGAACGTGCGCTTGAAAATATCGGGGCGCTGAAGGTCCGGCATGTCGAGCCCGCGGAACTTCTCGCCCGTGACGAAAGGCGAGTCGTGGGCCGAGACGTGGATCCGGGCCCAGCCGGTATTATTCCCTTGGAATATCTTCCAGTACTCGTCTCCGACCTGAACCCCGTCCGTCGTGGAGATGGCGAGCTCCCGGCAGAATCCGCTCGTCATCGAGCCGGAGACCGACTTCCAGAGCCACTGCGGAATCCCCTTGGCCTCGTCGAGGATAAAGAGGATCGCGGGGGCATGCCAGCCCTCGGCCCTGGCCGGGCTATCGGTTGAGAAGCCGATTGCGTAGTGGTCGGGATTCTCCTCGTCCTTGATCTCTGTCATGAGGCATTCGCCCCCAAGGGTGAGCCGGCTGCGGGTATAGATCGTCCGGATCTCCGACCATAGGAGCTTGGCCATCTGCGTCCAAGTCGGGGCCGTGGTGATGACCTTGGAGCTAGGGACGCAGTTGAGGAACCAGACGGCGGCCTCAGCCGCGGAGAACGTCTTCGAGACCGAGTGGGATGCCCGGACGGCCGTCCGCTTATTCTCGGCGACCGAGCGCAAGATCTCCCGCTGCTTCGACCAGGTCCTGTGGCCCAGGGCGTGCTCGATAAAGAAAACAGGATCCCGCCGATAATTGACCAGCAGGGCGGCCATCACCTGGCGGGTCTCCGGGTCAAGCGTCTGCGCCTGCATTCTCGGCTTCCTTCATGGACTTCTTCATGGCCTCGAGCGAGAGCTTGCCGGTGAGGGTCAAGCTGCCGTCTATCTGCTGCCGGTCTCGCCAAAGATCCGGGCGGCGGTTCTTGAGCCAGAAGATTGCGGCCGCGTCGCTTCCGGCGAGAGCCCGCTTGTAGAGGCTCTGCGTGACCTGGAAGTCGGCTTTGAGCTTTCCCCTTTTTAGGGACTGCAAAAAGTCGGGGCTCGTTTTCTTCCAGTAATTGAGTGTCCGGGCCGAGATCCCGAGGACGATCGCGATCTCCTCGTCGGTGAGGCCCATGCTGGCGATGACCTCGACCTGGTCGAGGCTGATCTGGTCCGCCTTGGTGGGCCTGCCGAGCTTCGCGACCGGGATCTTCACTTCGCGTTCCTCCGAATCTCGCGTTCGGCAATGCCCGTGTACTTGGAAAAGCGCTGGATGATGACGTCGCAGTACTTGGGATCGAGTTCCATGAGGAAGGCGTTCCGACCGGCCTTCTCAGCAGCGATGAGGGTTGAGCCGGACCCGCCGAAGAGGTCAAGAACGTTCTCTCCCTTCTTCGAGGAGCACTCCATCGCGCGCTCGGCAAGCTCCACGGGCTTCTCTGTCAGGTGGACCATGCTGCTGGGATTCACCTTCTTGACCGACCATACGTCGGTGACGTTGGAAGGCCCAAAGAACTTATGAGCAGCGCCCTCGCGCCATCCGTAGAAACACCATTCGTGATTGCCCATGAAGTCCTTACGGGTGAGGACGGGATGTTCCTTGACCCAGATGATGGCCTGGCTGAAATAGAGGCCGCATTCGCGCAGTGCGGGCGGGTAGTTTCCGCAGTTTGCATAGCCGCCCCAGATGTAGAAGGAGCGCCCAGGCTCGAGCACGCGGGCTATGCTGCCGAACCAAGCCCGAAGGAGCGTCTCGAATTCAGCGTCAGGTAGAAAGTCGTTCTCGAGCGGCCGGTCCTTGGCGCGCATCTTGACGCTCGCCGGCGACTTCCTGCCCCTGGGCTTTCGGGCGGTGTCGAAGGCCTGATGGTGCTTTAGGTCACCTTTGGCCTTAGCCGCGGCGATCGCGTTATTCGACCTGGGCTCCACCTTGACGTTGTAGGGCGGGTCGGTGTTTACCAGATGGATCTTGGCCCCGTTGAGCAGAGCGTCGAGATCTCCGGCGTTCCCGCTGTCGCCACACATGAGTCGGTGCCGTCCGAGTCGGAATACCTGTCCCTGTTTTGTTACTGCCGGTGAATCATCGATCTCGGGGACGGCGTTCGCTTTGTCGTCAAAATCAGGTCCGAAGTCTTCCAGGAGTCTCCGAAGGTCGACTGTATTTCCCAGATCGACATGGAAATCGGCGAGTTCGATTTTGGCCATGTAGGGCTGCAGAAGCTCGGCCAGCTTGTCATCCTCGTAGTGGCCAGCCCGGTCGTTGTCGGAGAGGGCGAACTCGATCTTCTGCGCCTCATCCTTGGGCTTGACGACCGAGATCTCGACCTCTTTGACCCCAAGCTCCTGGAGCGCCCGGATCCGCATGTTGCCGCCTAGGACGACGTACTTGTCCTTCTCGCGGAAACAGACCAGGGGCTTATAGACCCCGAGCTTCAGGATCTGGCGCTTCAGGCGCTCAAAGTCCAAGGTCTTGATGCCCCGGGGATTCTTGTCCCAGGGGATGACCTTGGAGATCGTGACCTTGCGGATGTCCATGTTCTGCTTACTTCTCCCCCTGGCGGGCGTTGATCGTCCGTTCGATGGCCTTGACCGTGGCCTCGATCCCTGCGACTTGGGCCGGCAACGGCCGCAGGGAAAGGACGCACTCCTCAAGACGGGCGATCTTCTCACCCTGGGCGTTGATCTTTTCCTCGAGCTTCGATTTACCCGCCCCGCCGCTGAACAGGCCCTGGGCGATGATCGTGAGCAGCGCGACGATGAGGCCGATTGTCTTTAGGGCCTCGACGTTGAACTTGGAGTTCCCGTTCGTCATTCCCGCCTCCCCTACTTCGTGAACAGGAGCTTGACCTTTCCCGCGAGCTTCTCCGCCGCGTAGAGCGCGAGCGGCAGCGGGTCCTTGTGCTTGACGGCTGACCAGACGCCGACGCCGAGGCCTTCGACGTCATGGGCGGTACGTTCGAACTTCGCCGACTTGACGGCCCGGAGCGCGTCCTCGGCCAGGCCCTCGGCGGCTATCCGGAGGGCCCGCTCGTCCTCGAGCTGGCGCTTCAGGGCGGAGGATATTTCAACCTGGGCGTCGAACTTCACCTGCCAGGCCTTGTTCAAGGCGTTGACGGACTCCAGGTGCGTCCGGGCTGCGAGGTCGAATTTCTCGGCCCAGGCTGAATTCTCTCGTTTGGCCGCGGCCAGGGCGCCGGCGAGATCTCCCTGGGCTTCGAAGGAGACGATCTGGCGCTCGAGCTCGTCGATCTTCTTCCCCTGCTCGAGCTCGGCAGGAGTCGGCCGGCCGGCCGCGGCGAGTAGGCCTGAGATCTTCACGTCCTGCGCTACGATCGTCACGTCCTGAGCTTTGATCAGGCCCTGGTCCTCGGCGTGGAGCGCCTCGGCTTCCTGGGCGGCTTTGTCGTAGTCGGCCTTCGAAACCCACACGTCGGGATCCGGCTTTCGCTGCCAGAGGTGGAAAGCGAGCGCGAGAGCGGCGATCGTGAGGAGCCAGGGCAGGAGCTTCTTCATGCGAACCTCTTGACCTCGAGGAGCGGCCGGGGGTGGAGCGGCGAGTTGTCCGCGTGGAGGTGCTTGTTCGAGGCCTCGAAGCGACGGATGCCCCGTTTCCGAAGGGCCTCAAGGAGCCTTCCGCGGGTGATCGGGCTGAAGCACCTGATATCGGCCGCGTGACAGAGCCCATCGGGCTGGATCATGTGGGCCGAGTTCGGGGCGCCGCCGACGGCCGCGTTGTGCGCCTCGCAGCGGCAGCCCGATTCGACGACGAGCGGGATGCCGAGCTCCTCACGGACCTCGTTCAGGATCTGGCGCATGGCCGGATCGAAGGCGTCGAGTGCACAGCCGCAGCGGCAGACGAAAGGCTCTTCGGGAAAATAATCCCTCATCGAGGATCAGGGCCGGCCGATCACTGAGCCGGCGTGCTGGGCGTGCCCGTGGCCTTCTTGTAAAGGTGGAACCAACCGGTCGACTCACCGAGGATGGCGCCGGTGTAGACCGCATACTTCAGCCAATCCCAGGGGCTCATCGGACGGATGACCAGGAAGTAGACTGCGGTCACGGCGCCGGTCGTGAGGATCGTGAAGATGAAGGCGCCGACGCCCTGGGCGATGAGCTTGAGCTTCTTCTTCAGGAACTGGACGACCAGAGTGATAAGGCCGCCGCCGAGGATGGCGACGATCGCGTCGACGGTCGTGACCGCGATCTGGACGCCGAAGACTGAGACGATCGTCGGCTCCGTCTGGGCCAGAACGGGCATCGCGATGAACGAGATGCCGACCAAAGCGAGCAAGCCGACGAGCATCAGGTGGGTGAGAGAATTCTTCATGGAGACCTCCTTGCGGTAATCCGCTGACATGTCGCCATGATGATAAGGGGGTGGTTTCTGTGATGTACGGCTAGGCCATTACGTTGTACCGGGTAAACCCATTACAGCTTGTAACGGCTAGGCCATTACAAATGCCCCCTTGACATGATTTAGGATTTTTCGATTCTAAACGCCGTCGCACCGATTTCACGGTGCCATACTTCGACACTCACGCCGCGGCGATGTAGGAGCTTCCCGCGCTGGCCCGCCCGGTCGAGACAGACGTGTATCTCGCGCAAGAGCGGCACTTCGGGATTGTAGGCCACGAGCCGCGTCTCTCTGCCAGGCTCCGTCACGTCCCAGACATGGCAGCCCTGCCTAGCAAGCTCGCGGATCGCCGCGTCCCGGGCCCGTGCCTTCCTGCCCCTCGTCGCCGCGTCGCTCATCAATCCCCTCTTAAACCACTTCCGGGAACGGCTTCCGGATGAACAGGCGCACCGGCCAAGGCTTCCGGGCCCAGACCTCGTTGGCCGTCCGCTTCGCCTGGGCCTCGGCCGTCACGAGCTCGTCGGCGAGCTGCTTGGCCCGGACCTCCTGGGCCTTCTTGAGCTTCTCCTCCCAGGCCTCCTTCGTGAATTCGTCGGTCTTGACGACGTTCGACTTGACTGCGGTGATCTTGTGCCCATCCTCCTTGTCCGTGAGGATGACCTCTCCGAGCCGCGCCGTGGCCTGGTCGAGTTGCCGCCAGTTCTCCCCATCGACGATGTCCCGCTGTCCGTTCACATAGCTGACGATGATCGGCATCAAGCCCTCCTCTCCGTGTACTTGGATCCTGTACCGCCGCCCTCCGCTCCGTCGATCGCCGCGTGCAAGCCCACGGCGGCCCGTCGATCCGGGTTCATCTCAGACTTCCGACTGCGTTCGATGTTCTGGCAATCCCGCTCCTGGTCGAGCAGGTACTTCATGTCCTTGATGTACATGGGCTTCCGCAACCGCCGGCCGTCGATGAACAGCCGAAAGAAGTAGATCGCGACGACGAGCCCGCAGAAGCCCACAGCGATGCTGACGATGACGATGATGTCCTTCATGACCCCCTCCTCATCGCATAGTCCAACAACATTAGGGCGTCGGCCTCGTTGTCGTCCTTGACCGAACGCTCGAATCTCTCCCGGGCCGCCCCGACCATCGCGGCCTTGTCGGCCCGGCAGATGCCAGTGGCGGACTTCTTGAGCGTTGCTGAGTGGACAGCCTCGTGCTCGATCCCCCTGGCCGCACAGAGTTCCTGGATGCGGGTCGAAAGGCCGATAAGCAGATCCGTCGCGAAACCGCCTCGCATATGCGGCCGCTCATAGACGATCAGGCCAGGCTTCGTAAGGTCGACGAGCTCAACGAGCCAGGCGTTGAAGCGGATGAAGCGCATCCCCGGGGAGTCACCGCGGCCAAGCTGGAACTCCTGGACGCCGCTCTCAACGCGGCCTCCGGATGAGGATGCCCAGCCACAGCGCGTCCCCGGATCGATGGCAAGAAGATTCACTTGAGGATCTCCGCGGGGACCAAGCCCACGAGCTTCGGCCCGAGCGCCGAGACCTCGGATTCCTCCTGCCGCCGATCGAAGTCTAAAGCGGCCTGCGTCATGTTTGCCGGTGCCAGCTCAGGGTAGTAGGCCAAGACGATCGTGACCCGTTTGTGCGCGAGCTCGTGGCCCCATCCCCTGGTGATGTATTCCCTGAACTCCTGAACCTCAGCCGGCGTCCTCGGAAGGAACATCCCGGCCTGGCACGTGCAGACAGGGAGGTTGGCGTAGAGATCCCGAAACCGCCGGTCATCGAGCGCCGGCTCGTAGCACTGGAGCTCGTAGAGGAGCTTCCTCCGGTCGATCGCGCTGACCCGGCCGCGGTGCCGCTGCATGATCTCCATGAAGCGCGTACGGAGGAGGTCGGCATTCATCGGTCGAACCTCCCGCCGGCCGGCCCGGGCGCGAAGCCGACGAAGATCCCGTCCTTGACCGGGATCTCGTCGAGATGGCCGTCCGAGTCGAAGTAGAGGAGCTGCTGACCTTCGCGGAGATGGCCCTCGGCGACGAGCTCCTGGACGACGGCCTCGACGTCGTTGGTCACGCTCGGATGTTCGTCCCAGGGCCCGATATCGCGGATTACGACCCGGGTCGGGCCGGCGTACTCAAAGCTGTAGTTCGCTCTGCACATTTTCATGGTTTCTCCTTTTGGCCGGCGCCAGTCCCGAGGACCTGAATCTCGTGGACCGGGAGGGCCTTGAATCCGTTGCTCTTCATGCGGGCATAGAGGGTTTCCTGCCCGGTCCAGACATAGGGCAGGAAGACTTGCAGGGCTTCAACCTGCTGAAGCTCGACGAGGCTCAGTTGGACTTCTACCCAGTCCTGCATCAACTTCCACGCCGTCCGGCGAGATTGCTCCCAGAGACGCTTGTTCCGTTCTGCAGAATTCCTCTTCACACCGGACGACAGGACCTGCATGACGGCGCCGATATTGGCCGGCAGCCGGACGGGGATCGAAGAACCCTGGAGGGTCGGATGGGGTAGCGTGAAATAGAGAGCAGCCACTTCCCCATCGTTGTAGTCCTTGAGGATATTCCGGATCCCGGCCTTGGCCAGGATCTGCTCAATCCGGCTGACCGTCATCGAGACGGAGACCTGGCTCGTGTAATTCTTCATCGTGTGATCCTTTCCACGGAGATCTGCCGCGTCTTGAGGTCCGCTGCCGCCCGCTCGACTCGTGCCCCGAGGACAAGACCCAACGCGAAAATCAGGATGACGCCCAGGCCGACGAGGACCAGGGCAGGCTCCCGCTCGATTCTTCTCATCAACCCCTCCGTCCCCCGATGTACGGATCCTCGGGGGCCCGCCGGGCAGCATCCCCGGTCCGTCTCTTGACGTACGCCCGCTCCATGATCTTGGTGAGGTTCTTCGGGCTGAGGATCCAGTCGAACGTCACGAGCCAGCCGCGGTCGTTGTCGCCGTGAAAAAAGGGTTGTTCGTGGACCGCGACGAGGACCTTCTCGAGGTCAAAGTGGGGATCCCTGAGCCGGGCCATGAGCGATTTCTCGCGCGCGCTTCCCGGCTCGATGCCTATGATCGGGGGTAAACCGTGGCCCTCCGCGAAACCGTTCCAAAGCCCGGTAATGAGCGCCTCGAGATTGGCCGGCGGGGGATCGTTCTTTTTGACCTTCTTCCACAGGGCCGTCAGAGAATCAATGACTGAAGACGGGAGGGCCTTGGCCCTCCTGTCCTCTTCTTTTCCTCTACTATCCTCTCCTCTTCTCTTCTCTTCTCTAGCTACCGGTTTTTTTGAACCTACTTCCGCTTTTTCGGAAGTGGATTCCGCTTTCGCAAACTGTCTTTTCCATCTATCTGATAACGCGTAGGTTTCGGTGCTGGCGACATAATAGATACCCGGAGAGGGCTCCGTAAGCTTGCCAACGCTCGAATGGAGGCATATTGCGACCGTCGCTTTGAGCCAGTCGATCGGCACACACCACATTCCGGCGAGCTGTTCGAGCGGGTACGGGGTCGTCTCGTTCGCCCTGAGATATCCGCCGTCCTTCTTGGACATGGTCATGATGTCCGTGAAGATCCCTCGAAGGTCAGCGAAGGGCGCATTGAGAACGGATTGGGGGATGAGCGGCGCGAGGTCAGGGAATCTCTCCGCCCAACCTGGGCCGATGTTGAGCTCATGACGAGTCGATCCGAAGAGCCACTTGTCGATGTAGAATGGGTACCACGTATCAATCTGTTTTCCGCGCTTCATGAATTCTCCTGCTTGAAAAAAAGAGCACGGGCGGGGCGGGAAAGGAGTAAGACCGCCCAACGGTGAGGAGCCGCATTTTTCGCCCGGGCTTGGTCGTTCAAACTATCCCCTGGTCCTCACAACGGTCGGGTCGTCGTAGATATCGATCCCGGGGATTGAGATCTGGCCGCCCGCGGCGCGAACGACCCGGCCGATCTTGACCTCATCGACCATCAGGTACTCGCGCGGGACGGCCGCGGGGTCCGCGACCCGGAATTTCCAGTTATGCCGGAGCGCGGTGCCGGCGGTCTCGATGCGCTCGGGGACGACCACGGCAGGGCCGAGCTTCGTCTCCTCCGCCGCGGCCTTGTCCAGGATCGCGTCCTGCTCGGCCTTGGCCTTGGCGTTGAGCTCCCCCTGCTTCACGCGCCGCTCCCGCTCGATCCTCTCGGCGAGCTCGCGGTTCTGCGCGGCCAGCTTCTGGGCTGCCGCCTCGCGGTCGATCCGCTGCTGCTCGAGCTGCGCCTGACGGGCCTTCTCTTCGGCCTGGCGCAGGGCCTCGGCCTCGAGGCGCCGCTTTTCCGCTTCCTGCCGGCGCGCCTTCTCCTCGGCCTCCCTACGGATCCGGTCCTGCTCGATGCGGTAGGACGTGAGGGACCGCGAGAGGATGTCGATCGCCGGCTCGATCCGCTGGAGCTCGGCCCGCTCCGCGTCGAGGAGCTTCTGTTTGGCTTCGTCCTGGGCCCTTTTGAGCGGGGTGAAGAACGAGCGGATCTTCTTGGCCATGTCCTTGCCGGCGGCGATGAGTTCGGAGGCGAGCGAGGCCGAGGCCGGATCCGTGACCCGGGCGGCCTGGATCCGCACCGCCAGGTCGGTTGTCTGCTGTGTGAGCTGCGTGTCCATCAGAAGGCTCCCTTCACGACCGCGTCGATCGAGGTCGTCGTGATGTCGTAGGTCTCCTTGTACTGGGCCTTGATCTCCTCGGGCACCGGGTACTTGGTCATCCGGCGCTGGGAGCTCGAGATCTCGATCGCGCCGGCGATCGCGTTCTTGCCGAAGTACTTTCCCGGCTTCTTGTTGTCGCCGACGAGCCGCGCGTGGAGCTGCTCGAATTTCTTCTTGGCCTCTTTGAGCTCGAGGTAGAACTCAAGCTCCGGCGTGTCGCCGTCCTGGATCTCGATCCACGACGAGCCCAGGGCCTTGAGCTGAGGGCAGAGATGATTGAAGTCGCACATCTCGCAGACCGAGAAGTCGTAGGGCATCGGCTCCGGGAGCGTTCCCGCCGCGACGTACTTGTTCACGAGCCGGGCCTTCGCGAGGTCGGCGTCGGCGAGGTCGTAGTTCGGGAGCATCGGCAGAATCCGCGGCCGCTTCCCGGGCGAGCAGAGGATGAGGAACCCGCCCTCGGAGTTGTCCATGAAGAGGTAGAGGTTGAGCTGCGAGACGTACTTGCGGATCCACCAGGCCCGCGACGTCCGGACGTCGTCGACCGACCGGAGCTTGTCCCAGTACTGGGCCGAGACCATTTTGACCTCGATCGGGACCGGCCGCTTCTTGCCGAAGACTGGCGCCAGGACCTTGCCGTCGATCCGGCCGGAGATCTCGTACTCGGGCCAGGAGAAGTGCTGCTGGGCCATCGTGACCTCGAAGCCCGCGGCCTCGAGGCGGTGCTTGATCTTCCGCTCCTCGTCGGATCCGGCCTCGACGCGGTAGAGGCCGTCGATCTCGAGCGGCTGGCGCTCCCGCCAATGGAGACGCGCGTAGGCGAGGAACCTGGCGCAGGGATGGCCGATCTCGGAGGCCCAGTTCGAGGCCGAGTGGTTCGCCGGCTCCCTCCTCTCGAAGAGGTCGTCGATGGCCATCTCCATAGCGGAGGCCGCGGCCGCGAGTTCGCCGAGGAGATACTCGTCCGGCTTGGCCAGGGCCTTTTCGGGGGTGATGGCTTGGGCGTCCACGTCACTTCCCCTTGCCGGAGAACAGGCTGGCCTCGTCGGTCTCCTTGTCCTCCGCGGCGACGCCGGTGAGGATCTCGCGCTCCTCGGCCGCGTCGGCCTCGTCGATGACCTCGGCCGAGACTTCGATCTCGCCCTGGCCCTTAGCGGCCTGTTTTACGAGGTCCTTGAGGTCGGCGTATCCGAGATCGTGGCGGTAGCCGAAGACATCGACGGAGGCCCCCAGGCCCTGCTCGGGCACGGACCCCGGCCTGGCCATCACTTTCGAGACGCCGATCGCCGGATGATCCTTGAGGATGTTGCGCTCGACGATCGTCTGGGCGACGCGGTCGCCGAACCGCTGCCGGGAGGTGTGCTCCTCGAGGCAGTCGACGATCGCCGGGTCCTCGTAGTTGGCCCAGATGCCGAGCGGGAGCTCGACCGGGAAAAAGACCCAGGAACCCTCACGGTCCGGCTTCTCGGCCTCGATCCCAAGCACGGCCGCGTTGGGGTTGGCCGCCTCGTCGGTTTTCTTCCCGCCCTCGTACCGGACCTTCTTCATTTTCGCCTGGATCGACTGAATGAAGTAGGTATAGGGGTTGTAGTAGAGCGTCTTGTCGATGGCCACGATGTTGCCGGCCGGCGAGTAGCCGATGCCGATCTTGCGGACGATGACGCTCTCGATGGCCCTGGTCCGGGGATTGCGCTCGACGTAGGGGTTGGGCTGTTCGACGCCGTCCCGGACGACGGTCGGCGGCGCGAGGATCGTGATCGACGCGACCTTGTTGAGGTGGACATAGCCGGGGTACGCGATGGCGTACTGCTTCACGGTTGTCCTGGTCTCCGGGTCCCATTTGCCCGGGAGCCCGTAGAAGTGACCGATCTTCTCGAAGAGCTTGATCGAGGCCTTGATGGGCCGCATGATCTGGCCGTCCTTGCCGGCCTTGATGTACACGTCCCCGAACGGCGCGGTGAGCGCGATCCGGGTTTCGCCATTCGTCGGCTTGGCGAGGGCCGTTGCGGCCGCGGGGGCCGCCTTCTTGTCCTTCTCGTTCATGAGAATCCTTTCACCAGCTTGACACGGCCCGCGTCCTGCGCTATCGTCTGGACGCAAGCCGGCCTTGGCCGGCACCTGGTTTGATTACCCTGCTGCTCGTAACAGCAGGGGCCTTTGCCTCATCCTCCTCATCCGCTATCGGCTCCGCGCAGTCCGCGCAGTAGCCTCCGCTCAGCTTTGCCAGGCGGCCGCAATCGGGGCACCGGCCGAGTTCCAACACCTCGTCGGGGAGCGCCGATTGCCGGCAGTCCTCGATGAAGTCCTCGTCAAGAAGCAGCTTATGGCTCATCGGATGGCTCCTGCCGGCACGACCGACACCACAGGCTTGATATCCGCCGGCTTGACGACGTCATACCCATCGCCGTTAGGGAGACGCTCATCGAACCTGACCACGATGGCCGGTTCGTCCAGAACAATGCCTTTGACGACGGAATAGACCCGGACAACGGTCCCGGTCATGCCGGGTTCGCACACCTTCACCCTGTCCCCGACACGAACCATCTCAGGCCTCCTTTGGCCGAAGCAGGCTCTTCACATAATCGAGGTAGACGATCGCCCCGCCGGCCGTTGTGATCCCGTTTTTCGGGAAGTCATCGCGGAGCATGTCTTCGGCCACGGCCCGGGCTTCGCCGAGGTCGCAGCCGAACTTGTAGGCGATGAGCTTCGTCAGGACCGATAGATTGATCATCAGAAACCTCCACGGAACATGGTTCTGCCCATCAGCGGGCCCCGTTTCTGATCTTCTCGCGGAGCTCGGCCGACTTCTGTTGAAGACGGGCCAGGGCCCGCTCCATCCGTCGCAGTTCTGACTTGTCGACCTTCCCGTCCTCGTAGGCGTCCTCGATCTCCTTGAGCGCCTCGCCGGTCAGGATGGACAGCCTGATCTGGTCCTTCTCACGGTCGGCCACGGAGGGTTTGCCCTTAACGGCCTGGACGGGGATGAAGCCGCAGGGCTCACAGAAGAACTCTAGGAGCTCCACGTCGCCCGTCGCCTTGACCAGGTCGATGACCCGATCCGGCGGGATGACGTTCTCGCCGCGGACGTATCGGTAGAGCGTGTCTGTGGCGATCTGCATATCCTTGGCCACGGCATCGACGCGGTACTTCTTCTTGATGATGAAGTTCACGTAGAGAAGAGCCGAGAATCCTGAAATCGGAGAGGAATTTAGGTTGAGGTTCAAGATACCCTCGCGTTAGTCTGAGTGCGGAAGGCAGACTTGCGATGGAAAAAGTCCCGATGCGCCGGGTAGAAGTTGGCCTTCAGGAATTTCACGATCGCCTCGCGCGGGATGAAGATTCTGCCGCGGATGCGGTAATGATCGATCTCCCCTGCCGCCGCCATCGAATAAATAACGTCCTTGGAGATGCGGAGCTCGGCGGCGGCTTCCCGAATGGTGAGGCGGTCGTTCTCGGGCTTACTGGCGTCCATCGGCTTCTCCTTGGGGGTAAAGCAGGTTGAGGATTGGGATACCGGTGATTTCCGATATCTGTCTAGCAAGCCTCTTGGAGAGGGAGCGCTGCCCGGATAGGACCTCAGAAAGGTAAGATTCGGAGATGCCAAAGGTACGGGCCATTTCTCGACCCGTAAGCCCTTTTTTTTCCTTGTATTCGCCGAGATTCGTAATCTGCATCTTCAGCCTCCGCGTTAATATTCGCAAATAACGAATAGTATGTCAAGCATAAAATTCGCTATTTACGAATACTTTTATATCCCCCTTGAAAATTCGCTAATTGCGAACCTAGAATAAGGTCAAAACATGGGTATTCGGGACAATATCAGGCGAGAGATTGACAGGCGCTTCAAGGGGAATGCTTCCTCATTTTCGAAGGCTGCTGGAATCTCGGCGCCCTACCTGAACGAGATTCTGAACGGCAAGCGGCGCTTCAACGAAGACTGGCTGAACAAGATCGCAAAAGCCCTCGACGTCCCCATCTATCAGCTCTTCATCGATGAGCCGGTCGTTCCCAAGTCCGTGGCGGATAAGGAGCCGGCGATCCTCGAGCTCTTCCCGGACCAGGAGACGCAGACCGAGTTCGCCAAGTTCAGCAGCCGGGACGATTTCCTTCCCATCCGGATCCTGGCGGATCGCGCGTCACTAGGCCACGGCGCCATCGTCTCCCAGGAGCGCACCGGCGGCTATGCCCTGATCTACCGCAGCGCCCTACCGCGGAAGGCCGCCAAACAGAAACGATCGGCCGAGAAGATCGTCTGCCTCTTCGCCGCTGGCGACTCCATGTCCCCTACCATCCAGGACAAAAGCCTCGTCGCGATCGACGTCGAGGACAAGACCGAGGTCCAGAACAAGAAGATCTACGCCGTCGAGATCCCGGACGAAGGGGTCACGATCAAGCGGATTCTCCAACACAACGACCATCTGCTCCTATTTGCGGACAACAGGGATTTCCCTGGCTATCCGCGAGCTCTGTGCCTGAAGGAACTGAACTACAACCCGATCTGCGGGAAGGTTGTCTGGACCTGGAACAGGCTCGATTAG